GATGTTAGGCAGTTCTGCTGCAATACGGCGAGTCAGGTTGGGCTTAATCAGGATCTCGCTATCAACCTGAGCTTCGTCAAATGCCAGATGGGAACGGTGCTCCTCCCACTCTTTACCTGTCCACCACGAATGCAAATCAGCGATGTACTTGGCAGTCTCCATGCGACTGAGAGTTCTCCTGACGCGCACCCCAGCTCTGGCTTCCATTGTAGTAAGCCAATGGTCAAGGTCCCGGTACATGAACCGTCTGGACCCAACGCCCAGAGGCTCCATCCGCTTCCCCTTGCGATACATAAGCATTCCCGACTCATAATCACACGAGAACTGACCCTCAATAACCAGCCAAACCCTTTGGTATTGCCTAACCATTCCAGGCAACTGACGACCGGCGAACCGTCCGTCACAGATCGAATTGAGAGCGTCACGGATGCGCTTGATCTCAATTCCCACCTCCATGGTGCTGCCGTTGGGACCGTTGCCCTTTATCGCGCAGTCTCCATACTCTAACCTACACAGAGTGAACGGGACTCTCCACTTGCGGAAGTACGACTCTAGGTCCCCACTGCCAACACGATTGTCCAAACGGATCAATGCGATTCTCCCTACACGTAGTCTCACCTTCGGTGAGCCTACTTACCCTCTGCCAGCACTACCTCTCGCACTCTAGCCTTGTCGTAGATTTCTCCAATTCGTTCTACCAGACCATAGATAAACTCCCGGTCCATCCAATCAATGCGTTCGTTCTCCTGATCGTAGACCACACAGACGGGGTTCTCACACTCAGGGCACTTCTCTACGGCTTCCTTCTCCAGAACGTCGGTCTTGGTGGGAATAGTAGCCAGCGATTCGGCGATGTCGTTCAGTTCGTATTCGGTCAGTTGGAAGTCTCTCATCGCCATTGATCCTCCGTCGTCTCTGGGAACACTAACTGTCCAATTGTAGCGAAATTATTCAACTCTCCTTGGTAGTCTTCTCCATCCAGCTCCGGGTTCATCCCGCATGAAATCACAGTCGAGTGATAGCGGTCCGGTATAGGCTCCTTATCATCCACCCAATGTTGCACTACTAGGTCGCACTCATAGACCATCTTGCCCCAGCCTTCCAGTACCATCTCCCCGGTAGGCTCGCTCTTCTTAGTCTCTTTGATGTACTGGTATTCCCGCTTCATCCTGTGTGTGAACACGACATTAGCATTGCTATTACGAGCTAGATCGACCCACATCTTCATCTCCCGGTTGACCGGACCGTAGTCGCGTTCGAGCACTTTCTCGGTCCGACCGAAGCTGGCTAGTCGGGCGATCTCGTATAGCTCAGCGGCACCGTCTACCGCTACAGTGCGAGCTTCCCCCAGAGCTTGAATGTAATCCGTCCGCATCTGTTGCAGTTGGGCATCGGCAGCGTCCGATATCTCCTTCGCGGAGTTGCCGTTCACTCGGATGCCTGTGAACGCTTTGCGGTAGCGTGCCACATAGATTTCCTTTTCTTTCTGGAATCCTTTGATTGCCCTGTGAATGCCATCGTCAATGTCGATCACGGCAATGGGCGGCGGTCCGGTCAGGTACCAGTGGGTTTTGCCACACTTCTGCATCGCTTGAGTGCAGACGATCAAGCGGGGAGTGATCTCTATGCCTGCCCGAATGAACCCACTCTCCGCTACTTTCGTTTGACGGCCCATGATTCCAATTCCTCCAATCCATCCACCACTGCACGAATATCCTTCATAGAAACCCCGGACTTGCTTTGCACTAATCGCAATATGGCGTCTCTTGAGAGACCTCTATTCAATCTCTTGAACGATTCACTGATATTAACGATAGATTCCGCTAGCACGTGAACTTCAACGGGCTTCTCGGGGTCCTGTTCGATCTCAACCTTTGTTTTGGGCATTCTCCTTCTCCATCGCTCTGGCATTAGCCAAAATCATTCTCCAATTATCTTCCAGTTCACGCTCGGTGAAGTCTATGTCAAAGCACTTTACCTGTGGTCCGCTGTCCGCGTAGTTCCCGTTCACGAAGAACACCCGCAGACTCACCCGGTTGAGCTTCATCATCCAGCAGTACGCTTTAACTTGGACAAACCATGACCAGAAGTCCGTCTCGATGCTACGACGACTGGACCTCCAGGTAGCTTTGGTCTCATCTATTGCCAGTCCAGTTAACTCCAGTCCGTCCGGTGTACCTACTATGCCATCCAGTTCAATCTCCCCGGTGCGAACGTATTCCCCACCGAAGACTGGGGCGAGCGACTGCGCCAAAAGGTCTTCCCACGCATAACCAACACTCACGTAGTTCCCCATGCGTTTCTTCTCGTTAGGAGAAAGGTCTTCGTAAGGCTTCCTCTGACCACGATGGATCACCCGATTGTCCACCCAACGTATCACTTCACTGACATGGATCTTGTCTGTAGAGCGGTCCACACGACTACGGGACATGACTAAAGGGTCTAAGTCGATGAACCGCTCTACTAGACGCATGTCTTTATGGAACCTCTGTGATTTGTGTCACACTGATGTAGATAGTGTCGTTGGCCCACCCTTCTTTCTTCTGCCAACCAACCCCATTCGCGTGACCACTAAGTGAGACCTGCACGTAAGGACCAGGAATGCCAGCGAGAATCTCTTTGGCCGCTTTCTTAGCCAATTCACATTGAGCTATCGCCGGTCCTTCGGTTTGTGCCCCTGTAGTCAACTGATCTATCGCTACAGAGGCTTCTGCTCTTGGTACAGCTTTTACGAATGATGCACTCCAACTCATTAGCTCCTCCCTTTTTTATTCGGTCATCACCACCATGTCGCCGTCTACCGCGAACGGCAATCCGTCTTGTTCCAGAAAATCATTCTGAACGACGTACTTAATCAGCTCCTTCCTGTGAGCCGCTTTGGGAGCGGCTTGGAACGCAGCCATCCCTAGCCGTTTGACTTCTATAGGACCATCTGCCTTGGCGAGTGCAGCGACCACGGCTTGGATGGCTTCCGTGTTCAGTTCGTCCGCGTCACCGTTGCTAGAAGGGGATGCAGCGGTCGCAGTAGTCGTTCTCGCACCAGCCGAACTCGCCGCACGAGATGCACCAACGGATGATGCTTTTCCCTTCCCTTTGGTCTCCCAAGGCATGGAATGTATCTTGGTGAACACTCCAATGGGCTTGTTTCCTCCCTCCAGTCCCTCCCTCTTCTTCTTCGGTGCAATCGCGTTCATATGGCCCCGAAGTCCAACAGCGGTCTGGAACCCCTCATCTCGCAGCTTGTCTTCCGGGAACCCCTGATCCACGAGTGCTCCCAAGAACAAATAGGCGTTGCAGTTGTTATTCAGCCCGGTCGCGCTGCTACCCTCTGCCGGGTAGAAGCACGCTCCGTCGTCCGATGGAACGATCTTGCTCAGATCGCCAGCAGAGTAGTACTGTTCGTGTTCGGTCCCGTCGTCGTCCTTCAGTTTGACCAGAAGGAATGCGCTGGGTTCCTGACTGCCGTTGTAGTCCCAAGTGGTCGCGGTCATCTCCATGATGGTGGTGTCCACGTTATCCGGTGCGCCCCCGCCTGAGACTGCGTCTGACGGTGCAACGCTGATCGGTTTGCGGTCCTTTGATCCCTGGCCCGACTTCCCTTTCACTACACTAGGCTTGCCAAGTGGCGACATATTGGTGGTTCCTCTCTTTTATTTTGAATTTACTTCGGGAATACAAATCTCAACCAGACATCCGCGCGATCAGACTTTCGGTGATCGAACGGTTCCCAACCCGCTTCCAAGTAACACTTACCCGGTTCGGAATGTTTTGAGCGCCGCTTTTGTGTTGCACTAGAGTTGATTCCGGTAATAGCGCCGTCCGCCCACTCTGTATCTCGTGCGTGTTCCCAATCCAACAGCAAAGAAGTTGCTTCGACAATCAGTTCGCTGCTCAATAAGCCGGATTCGTTACGGAATAGAGTGCATTCTATTGCCCTAAGTTTGTCTTTGCGTTCAGTTCCTTTAATACCACTCTCCCACTTCGGACGAAACCAAACCCAAACAGCCAGTCCTTTCGGTCCTTCCGCGCGCAGAACGAAATTGTAACCCGGACGGCAGAACATCGGGTGGCCAGGATGCTGACGCGAATAGTGACGGTCAGCTAACTGCCGACAGTCTGAGTCGCCTTTGTGTGTCTCTATCCACATAACGGTTTCGGTATCACTCGACACATCTGCACTGCATCTGCAAACCACTTCGGAGCGAACTTCCTGAACTTAGGCCAGAACCAATCGCCGAAGTTATCGTCAACAATTATGGTTTCTCCCCAGTCGGACTCCGACCGGACTATCCTTCCCGCTGTCTGTACTAGTTCCTGCATGGCACTATACATGGGGAAGTCACGGTCTCTCTTCGTTCTCGCCTTAGTAACTAAGTCTCTGGTATCAGGGAACGGAGTCTTGACGATTAACTGCCAGCGTGCAAAGTCATCGGCAAAATCATAGCCAGTACCAACAGACGGTGATACTAGAATGGCCGGTGGTTGCATTGCTTTGAACTTGGCTATCGTGTCTTGGGAGGACTCGCGTGTGTGGACGAGCATATGCTCTGCGAACTCGCTGTTCCTGGCAATCCACTGCGCTCTTTGATAGGAAACAGCGTGGATAATTCCCTTCCCTTGGAGTCTGGGCCTAATGATAGCGTCGATCTTACTGATCCACGCTCGAAGGTGTCCAGGAGTAGCGCGTTTATCCATACGAACAGAAGGAACGAAGTATACAGGGCGACGATTCGGAGGGAATGAGGAAGGGTATTCCTGAAAATCCACCAAGTCAGCAGGAATACCCAGAAGTTCAAGAGTCTTAGGGCGAATCGTAGCCGACGTGAGGACCACTCGTTTGATCCCACAGAACAATCTCCTTTCGGCGTAGTCGGCAGGCCACACCGGGTCGAAGCGGGCTACTAGGCTCCCACTGGGTCCTCGCCGCGTCACTTGAAAGACCCAGTCTCCCTGAGCAGAGGATAACTGCGCCAGTTTCCGCTCAAGTTTCTTGAGATGCTTCACTTGCCGTACAGCCTGCCGACTATCACCGTCAGCCAGTCCGCCCTTTACAGCCGCTTCAAGGTACTCTCTCTGCGACCGGGCACGGTCCAGCCAAACCTTAGAGCAAACTTTCCACGGAGCGAACTCTTGGTGCTCAGGAAACGAGTCCTCGCCAACGAGATCCAGATCAGAAGGAAACAACTCAACCGCAAGATAGTTCGATAGTTGATCCAGGGCATCGTGAGCCTCATCCAGTACCAGCATAGAGAATGGGCCTAAGCCACCGCCGTTTTCCATTTGGTGCATCCAGTAAGAGTAGTTAGTGGAGACCAGAGTGACTTGCCTAGCTAACTTGACACGGTCGAAGTAGACGCAGCCGCTTTCCTTCAACTCACACCTAACTCCCCCGTGGCACGGTCCCTCATCGCACTTAATCTCGTCAGCAAAGTCTGTTTGGACATCATGCATTGTGATAGTGCGTCCGTTGGCTTTATATAGGCAGGGGTAATTGTTCTGACCACGAATGTCCAACAGACCGCTGTCACCGAAGTCCTTTTCCAACTGGTTCTGCAATCCTCTTGTACTGGTTAGGAACGCAGTCCGTTCCCCAGACAGTTGTGCCGCTGCTAGGTAAGCCAGTGACTTCCCGCTGCCAGTCGGGAGTGCCAGCACCACAAACCGCTTGGTACTCTCAACCGCACGCAGCGCAGCGTCTTCCTGCCCAGGTCGCCACGACTCAAAGCGGGAAGGCAATCCCAATGCACTGGGTTCCGGCAGTATTCCGATGAAACTAACTGGCAACGGCACGGCTCCCGTGAATCGCACAAGATGGACTCCGACCGTCTCCGCACGTACATGGTCTTTGGGTGCCACTGCCTTTGCATCGGTGGTGCGTCCGCTTGTTCCTGTGATCCACAATGGCTCCGTCCGACCACAGGCGTACCAATTGGCCGCACACGTCGCAGGGTATCTGGATCTGGCTTTGAGTCTTCATAGCTTCGCCTTTATTCCACGTCCGCGTAGCACTTCCCGCAGCGAGCGTTTGAGACCGCGCAATTGTTTGGCAAACGAGGAATAGTTGCAGCCTTCACCAGTGAAGACACAGTCTGCTTCGTCGTAAGTAAACCCAAGCAACTCGCGTGCTTCTGGGGCCACTTCGTTGTACCTGACATCGGCCCACTCGTCTGGTTTGCGCTGGAGCATGACTGCCCACCCGGCGAAGCACGCTTTGGTCCCGCAGGCAGGGTAGTGCAGCTCCCGCAGTTCTTTAGCATCGTGATCCTTTGGGTCCACGTGATCGTGGTAAGTTCCCATATCGAACCTCAGCTTGGGTCCCCGTTCGATAAACCTGAGCACTTTCCGAATGTACGGCAGGTTGATCTTAGGCAGTTTTTCTTTCCATTCACTCATCGTCTTCTCCTTCGTCCTTCTGTGCGTCTCTAGGTCTGGGACTGATCCTATCTTCATTCAATCTCTTCCCGTAATCCCTCTGAAATTCTTTCCGCAGCTTGTTCACCCAGAACCCCGGCTCCATGTCCCCGATCAATTTGGCGAACGCCCGAAGTATCCCCGGTATAGTGGCTTGCCCGCCCATGCGTTCGTTCTCTTCGACAGTCTTTCGCAACCGTTCCAGCAGTCCCATGTGGCGACGTGCATCGTCCTGGGTCCGCAGCATGTCGATAGTCGCCATGACTTGCGCGTACTGGTTCGTCACCCGCTTGCTCTTGATATCCTCCACCACCTGCCACATCCCAGTCAGCACAGCCCACCTGATGAAATCCGTATCGGTCTTCCACGGCACGATCTTCTTGGCGTCCTCCATCATTATCTGAATCAGTCTGCATTCCTCCGGTGCGAACTTAGCTCCCTTGGTCTTATCTCTATTCCCTTCCGGCTTGGGCATCGCGTACTTGCTAGCCTGCTTTTTGATCGCTAGCGGTTCCCGGTGGTCGGCCACTGTTTTGCCTCTTCGTTAACCGTTAACTGTTGACTGTGAACTTGTTAGGTTAACGGTTGTCTTGGTAACTGTAAACGGTAAACCGTTAACTGGATTTTGGTTAACTTTGCATTTGCAAGGTTGCCGAAGTACTACTTCTTTATAGAGAGGAATCATGCCGCGTCGCCATTCCCCCTGCTCTCTTCCAACTGCCTCCGGTACTGTTCCACGCTTGCCCGGTCCAATAACCACCGTCGCCCTTTACGCTCCGCTTTGATACGCTTGATCCTGATGAGCGTGTAAACGTACTGTGGGAAGCAGTGCAGGATCATCGCGGCTTCGTATACGTCTACGTGCTTGTTTGTTGTTTTGGTAGTTACCATGACCGAAACGTTGTACTCCCCGCCCGCAAAGGTGTCAAGTGAAATATGCAGTACCGCTTAGTACCGAATCTGTGGAAAAACGGACGGCCTGTGTTCAAAGGGGTCCAAAATGGGTTGGGACTGCAAGGGAACGGACCTACGATAGGCCGTAATCGCGTTTCCAGTGCGTTCCCAGCCACGCAGAATCCGGCAGGCTAGGGGTATAGCCAAACAGGCTGTAAACGGTCAGACAGCCGCCCAACAGATTGCGAACACCACCGCGAGCGCGACCGCACCGGCAATCCAGATGGCTACTCTCGTGGCCGGGTCCTGGTCTTCCCAAGCTCTTCGCATGGGACTGCGACTGCGTCCCGCCTTGTGCTGCAATTCCCCGATCTCTTCGTGAGTCATTTGACATTTCCCTCCGTTTGGTGCTAAGCTAAGGCTTAGCACTTGCATTGCTATTCTCTCCACTCAGTTACTCGGGCCTTCGGCGGCACAACTTCGGCCCTCGTAACTTCCCTCCATGCTCCCCTACTATTTCCCTGTCGCACGGGCGATGGTTCGCTCAGCCTTCTCCAGTGCATCGCTACAGCCCGGTGCATTGGTCAAATGATCGAATGCCGCACGGTAGAGCGTTCGCAAGGCGTCCAGTAACTCCGGCGCAGCTTCCTGTGCTAGGTGCAACTGTCTGCGAGCTTCCGACTTCCGTTGTTCCTCTTGATCCTCTTCGGTCAGTCTTGCTAGTTCCGCCGCGATCTCGTCTTGAGTGGCGAACACCATCGTGTCGCGGTCGTAGTGCCATGCCTTCCCGGTCAGGGGATCGAACCCGTACCGCCAGTTCTCCAGCAAGTCTGTGGCAGTTTCCATACAGATGTAGAGTCTGCCCTTGGGTCCTATCCCGGTTATTTTGGTCAGGCGTCGCTCTTTCGAGTTGTCGTATGGGTGCATGTGCTCAATCCACACCCAGTCGCCTACTTCCACGTCCTGCAAACCACCGGCTAGTTCTAAATCCGCTGCGGTCACATTCCGGGTGGGCTTTCTATCGGTGCTCATGGTTGCACCTCCATTTCGTTTGCTTCTTTGACTAGCGCCATTATCTTTTCCCACTGCTCCGGGTAGTTCTCTTTTACGTACTCCCTCACCCATCCGGCCACATAGTCCCAAGTGCGCTTGGTGTCTTGTGCATTGCCGGTATCGCCCAGTAAGTTGTCCCAGTCCAGTACTTCCACTTCGGCATGTTTCGGTGCTACGGTCACGTCCGCAATACCACCTGTCACTTCTACTAGGATTCTGGTCTTGTCCTTCATTGTGTCGTCTCCCGATTTTGAATTTCGCTTCTACTTGGCCTCTCCCGATGGTTAGGCCGGGTTTCGGACCGACTACCCGGCAAAGTCGGCTTTACGTGCATCGAATGTGGGATCGCTCCCTCATTAGGTCCTAACCCTCCGTCTGATCGGGAGAACAGACGGAGGGGATTCCGCTTACTCCCCGAAGTAGAACTGGCTCGCGTACTCCAAGAGGGTTTTCTCTTCCTCATCGGTCAGTTGTGCATCGGTCCATGGTTTGAACCAGTCTTGATATTGGTACTTCGCGGTCTGCGGTTGATTGTACTCACTCAATTCGCCATAGATACGCGATGCCGGTCCACCTGTTCCCAACAGCACGAAGTATTCGGTCGGTTCAAATCGGTCGGAATCCCCCGGCGCGTGCCATCCTTCGCGCACTTGGACCTCCAGTACTCCTTCGGATATGTGCTCGCGTTCCTCTTCGTCGTCCAGTTCTTCACGCATCCGTGCAATTGAATGTTTGGCGTACTCGTTGGTCACTGTCTGGAAATCCTTCTCTTTCTCCGTTGACTTAGCCATCGCTTTTCCTCCCGATCATTCGATTTGACATCCGAGGGAATGTTCCCTCATCGCATCCCCTCAACGAAGGGACGGACCGCGAGATACTCTCACCACTAATTCAGTGGCACATCTCCCGCATTAGTCGCCTCGCGTTGGTATCTGGTCTCAATCTCGTGCAAGGCTTCCACTGCCAATTCCGCTTCGATCACCCTCCGGTAGGAGTCCGATGCGTCGTCAATACACCCAAGCGACGCCAGTACATTATCGTTTGTGTCTACCAGAATTGCCGACTCACACGTGGTTGGTTCTTTAGGGTAGCAATCTGCGCCGAACTCCTTAATGTGACTGCCGCACGTCCAATCTTCTGACCATCCGACGTGCCAGCCGCGAACGGACGACTCGTGCTCCGCTCTGGCCATCTCACGAGCACAACGCCATCGGCCTTGATTGCGAGTTTCAACCTTTGGATCGTGACTGAATCCCGC